CTCGCCCGCGCGCTGCGCCGCCGCGGCGCCGTGCCCGTCCTGCCGCTCACCTCCCTTCCCCTGAGCCAGCAAGGAGCCTGACGCCATGGCAGCCATCTTCTCCCCGCCCAAGCCCAAGGGGCCTGACCCGGGCCTTATCGAGGCGCAAAAGCGCCAGATCGAGGAGGAGCGCAAGCGTGCCGCGGAGCTCGACATGCAGAAGCAAAGCCGCCTGCGCGCCATGCTCGGCCGCAGCATGGGGCGCGTGAGCCTGCTCGGCGGCCCGGAGACCGGCGTGCCCAACACCGCTGGCAGGGAAACCCTGGGATGACCGCGCGTCTTCCGCCGCTTACCGAAGCCGAGGCCAAGGCGCTGCTGAAACGCTCGCGGGCCGCCTTCGCCCGGCTTGACCGCTACATGGTGACCTTCCGCGAGATTGTTCAACTTGCCATGCCGCAGCGGGATGCGGTGACCGGCAAGGCAGAGGGCCAGGAACGCACCACCGCCATCTACGACTCAACCGCCTGCTACGGCACCTCGCGCTTTGCCAACCGCGTGGTGCAGGCGATGTTCCCGGCCCAGGAACGCTGGGCGGAGCTGCGGCTTTCCGTCCCCGAGCTGGATGAGGCCAATCAGGCCGACCGCGAAGCGCTGCAAATGCGCCTGGACGCCGTGAACCGGCTGATCTTCCAGGCCATTCGCGAAAGCAATTTCGACCTGGCGATCGTCGAGGCCGCGCATGATCTTGCCGCTGGCACCATGGCGCTGCTGGTCGAACCGGGCCGCGTGGCTGGCGGCTGGGGCGCGGCCAGTTTGCGCTTCCAGGCCGTGCCCATCGGCGCGGTGGCCATCGAGGACGGGCCCTTCGGCACGGTGGGCGCGGCGTTCTACAAGCAGCGCATGGCCGCGCGGCTGATCCGCCCCACCTGGCCGGACGCCGAGCTCGACGCCGAACTCGCCCGCAAGGTGGAGCAGCGGCCCGACGACGAGGTCGAGCTGCTGCACGCCACCGCCTACGATTTCGATCGCCAGGCCTGGCGCGTTGCCGTGCTGCACAAGACGCACGCGGTCGTGGACCGCACCGCCCGCGCCTGCCCGTGGATCATCGTCCGCTGGATGCGCACGCCCGGCGAGGTCTACGGCTACGGGCCGCTGACCATGGCGCTGCCCGACATCCGCACCCTCAACAAGGCCAAGGAGCTGACCCTGCAGAACGCGGCCTTGAGCGTGGCCGGGGTGCATACGGCGGTGGATGACGGCGTGCTCAACCCGCTGACCATCCGCCTGACCCCGGGCGCGATCATTCCCGTGGCATCCAATGGCGGGCCGCGCGGGCCCTCGCTTGCGCCGCTGCCGCGGTCTGGCAATTTCGACCTGAGCCAGATCGTGATCGAGGAGCTGCGCCGCGACATCCGCGCCGCCCTCTTCGACATTCCGCTGCCCGACCAGATCCGCTCCAACGTCTCGGCGACCGAGATCGAACAGCGCATGGCCGAATACAACCGCCAGACCGGCGCCTTCGGCCGGCTTTACATCGACGGCACGCGGCCGCTGATCCATCGCATCGTGGATATCCTCGACGAGGAGGGCGTGCTGCCAGGCGTGTTCGACCTGCTGCGCGACGATAGCATCCGCGCCGTGCCGACCTCGCCGCTCGCCGTCATGATGGACATGGCCGAGGTGCAGACCATCGCCCGCTATGTGCAGATGGGCGCGGCCTTCGAGGCCTTCGACCCGGGCTTCATCCGCCGCGGCATCTCGACCGAGCGGCTGGCAAGCTGGCTCGCCGAGCGTTTGTCGGTGCCCGCCGTGCTGCGCATCACCGAAGCCGAGCGCGCCGCCCAGGCCGAGAAGGCCCAGCAGATGCAGATGCTGGAGATGGCGGCGAAAAGCCCGACGGTCGCGCGCGTGGCCGACAACCTGACCGACCCGCGCATGTTGACAAGCCCGGCCATGCCCAAGGCCGGAGCAGCTGCCGCATGAGCACGACCCACATGACCAGCACCACGCACATGACCGATGCCGCCCGCGCCTGGCAGCAGCAGCGCGAAGACTACGAAAGCCTGGTGCGCGCGGTCTTCACCACCCCGGCCGGCCAGGCGCTGCTTGCGCACTGGAAGACCACGCTGCTGCAGGCGCCCACCTGGCAGCCCGGCGATGACCTCGCCACCGCCGCGCACATCGAAGGCAAGAAGACCTTCGTCCGCGCGCTGGATGCCATCGTCAACCCGCAGAGGCTTGCATGACCCTCGACACCGCCACCGATGCCGAACAGACGGCCGCCCCCGCCGGCCTGCTCGACCTGGCCCCCGCGACCGAAATTCCCGCCGCCCCCCCCGCCGGCCATCCGGCCGCCAAAGGTAGCGCGGCCGCCGAGACGACACCCTCGGCCCAGGGAGAGGCGAAGCCGGCCCAGGCCAAACCCGCCGCCAAGCGCCCAGAAGGCCTGCCCGACCAGTTCTGGGACGCCGAGAAGGGCGAAGTGCGCCTGGCCGAGCTGATCAAGAGCCAGGCCGATCTGCGCCGCATCGTCAGCCGCGGCGAACACAAGCCGCCGCCCACGCCGGATGACTACAAGCTGCCGACCGGCGACAATATCCCGGCCGACCTGATCAAGCCCGACGATCCGCTGTGGAAGGCCACCTGCGCCGCCGCGCATGCCCGCGGCTTCAGCCAGGCCGACCTGGAAGCGCTGGCCAAGCCCTTCCTCGAGACGCTGGCCGAACTGACCAAGCATGCGCGGCCGCTCAGCCCCGAGGAGGCCAAGGCCGCCCAGGAACAGGCCTTGGCGGCGGAGATGGCCAAGCTAGGCCCGCAGGGCCCGGCGATGGTCCGCGGCGTGGACACTTGGCTCAAAGGCCTGGCCGCCAAGCAGGTGCTGACGGCCGAGGAGCTCAATGCGCTGCGCTCGATCGGCACGGCCGATGGCGTCCGCGCACTGGCCAAGCTGCGGGAACTTGCAGGCGAACGTTCGCTGGGTATCAACGCCGGCGTTGCCCCCGAGATCGGCAGCGAGGAGGAGGCGCGCGCGCTGCTGCGCCAGGGCTTTGCCGCCGGCGGCGAGCAGACCGAGGAAGGCCGCGCGCTGCTCGAGAAGGGCCGCGAGATGCTGCGCCGGCTGGAGGCCGCCGGCGTGAAGCTCGGCACGGTGCGGCAGCCGCGATGACGAAACGTCTTGACAACCGCCGCGCATTCTGCATAGACGGACGATGGCCGCGCTGCTCGCCCTTCCCGGAAGGGCATCCGGCCCGGCCGACCCCGCGGACAGACGCGGCCGTGCCGGCGGAACCGGAAGCGGATCGACCCCGCAGCCTGGGGCATATCGGCCGACCAGACGGCCGACCCTCGCGGCCAGGGCCTATCGCACCGCGTGAACCTATCGACGCAAGCGAGAGGACCTGATGTCGATCCAGCTCAGTCAAATCGCCCAGATCGAGTTCGACGAGCAGATCAAGGCGGCCTACCAGCAGGCCGGCATCCTGCGCCCGCATGTGCGCGTGCGCACGGGTGTGGTCGGCAACACCTGCGAGTTCCGCCGCTACGGCCGCGGCATGGCCACCCCGCGCGTCCCCCAGACCGATGTCGTCCCCATGAACACCGCCTACGCCAAGCGCCAGGCGGTGCTGACCGACTGGAACGCGGCCGAATACACCGACGTGTTCGACCAGGCGACCACCAATGTCGACGAAAAGCCGATCGTCGCGGCCAACATCGCCAACGCCATCGGCCGGCGCGAGGATCAGATGATCCTGGATGCGCTGGATGCCGCCAACCCCACCGCGAACATCGACACCAATGTGGGCGGCGCGAACACCGGCATGAACCTGGCGAAGCTTCGCCGCGCCAAGCGCTTCCTGGACGACCGCGCGGTGCCCAACGGCATGCGCTGCCTGGTCCATTCCGCCGAGGCGCTCGAGCAGCTGCTCAGCCTGCCGGAAGTGACCAGCTCGGACTACAACACGATTCGGGCGCTCGTGAACGGCGAGCTGAACACCTACATGGGGTTCACGCTGGCCATGATCGAAGCGCGCGACGAGGGCGGGCTGCCCAAGACCGGCGTGCTGCGCACCTCCTTCGCCTTCGACAAAATGGCCGTCGGCCT